ACCATAAAGGTGCTTGTAATAATGAAAAACATATATCGTATAATTTCCCTCTATATAAATTTATTAGAGATAAAGGAGGGTGGACTAATTGGAATATGGTTTTAGTTAAATATTTTCCTTGTAATTCACGTTTAGAGTTGCTTCAAGAGGAACAGATTGTTATTGAAGAATTTGGAGAATATACAACACTTAACAGAATACGAACTTGGCGTAGTGAAGAATATAAGAAAGAACAGATGCAAAAAATTTCAAAAAGACATTATGAAGATAATAAAGAAGAAATTACAAAAAGACATAAGAAATGGCAGAAAAATAATGAAGAAAAATTTCAAGAATATCAGAAAAACTGGAGAAAATCACCTTATACTTGTTTATTATGTAATAGAACAGTAAATAGGGGTAGTAAATCAGCACACGAAAAAACTAAAATACACTTAGAAAACTTACAACAAGTAGAATAAATATTTTAAATAATGAAAATTAAAATATTTCCTATATTATAAATAATAATGTCAATCATACAAACAAGAAATGCAAAAGCATATACTTTCACAAAGGACAGCAATGTATATTACAATGTGGAAATTAGTAACTTCTCTTCGGAAACTATATCTGCTGTTTTTGAAAGTACACGAACTGCTAATATTTTAGACAATCCAAATGACTACGAACTTGCTATTGTTCGTTTTTCAGTTCCGACTAAATCTATTCCAATCCTCATTCTTGACCCAGACTCTAAAAACTATAAAGTTAGTATTGATTATAAGGGGACTATAATCACTGAAGATGTTGTATGGATTCCAAATAATGACTGTGCTACGACTCAATACTGGATTAGCACATATCAGGAATTTATAGATAGTGTAAACAATGCATTTGAAACCATATTTACAAGCATTGTTTTAGCAGACCCAACATATCCAGGTACACGAGCCCCATATTTCAGATTAGACGGCAATTTAGTAAATTTTGTGGCAGAACAGGTAATTGATTCAACATTAAACCCCGATTTAAAATGGTTTTTCAATAATGAACTACAGGCGATAATTCCCACTATTTCGTATAATCTAAATTGTCTAGGAGGAAATCAGTCTTACCAGATTGTTATTAAGGATAACAAAAATAATAGTGAAACTATTGGTGGAGTTGCTTCCTATGTAATGGTTAGTGAATCATCGTGTTTATTTCTTTGGAATGATTTCCAAACCTTGATATTCCAGAGTAATAGTATTCCTATCGTTCCTGAATTGTTAGGTACTTCAGTTCAGAATACGAGACGTGTATTAACCGATTTCAATCCACAGGCTACATTTTTTGATAGAACACCCCTTCAATTTTTCCCACAAGGACCGTTAAGGTGGTATGACTTGAAAAGTAGTCAACCACTAAATCAAATTGATTTGGCTGTAAGTTGGGGTGACAAAGCAGGTAGATTATATCCTATTAATCTGTTAAGAAATGATAGTTTATCAGTAAAAATTCTGTTCCGTAAGAAAGGTACACAACATCAATATTCGGGATATGATTATTAAGTTTAATTATTAGATTTTTATTTAATATTTAGTATAAATAAAAATAGTAAACATGTCATTGAATCAAATTCTTACAAACACTACTAATAGACTTGACATAGTTTGTGATAAACTTGACTGTAATGAAATAACTGGAGGTGATACTCTTATTGATGAATTGAGTTTCAAAGCACAGAATGGGGACATAATTAATTTATCAACACTCCCCGATAAAGGAATAGGTGGTTATAGATTAACAAGTGATGGCGATGGTTCTGTTAGTTGGGCAGAAGGTGCTGGCTCTAGCGGTGTAGATTATAATGGAGTTGCTCCAGTAGCAATAGGACAACTTGCTATTTATGGAGCAACTAACGGAAAATTGATTAAAGATAGTTCATTATCAGAAACGGATATTACCGACTTACAAACAGATAAATTAGACAAGACTGGAGGAACTATTTCCTCTGACTTAACAGTATCAGGTACTTTGAAGATTGGACAAGTTTCTGATAATAGCGGTGGATTATCTGGAATAACTTTTAATAATATCTCAAGATTTAATGCGGGAATGAGAACAACGAACTTAGGAAATCCTAGTATAGGTGATGTACAACTGATTTCAGATATTGATGGTAATTCAAGACAATTGAAAAACAATAATGCGGTATATACTGATAATTTGTATTCAAAAGCCGGCCTTGGTCTCATCAAGGTGAATAATGGTGGGATTGATTTTCAAAGTACAAATAGTCTCTTCAACGTCAATAATACACAGACACAATCAATATCTGCTACCGACGGCGTGTCTATCAATTTTCAAGACGATGTCAATATGGGATTATATGATTTAAATAATGTTAATGATATTAGAGTCAACGCATTGACAAGTAACACCGTCCCAAATATTGTATCAAATAATACAATAGATATGAATAATAACAATATAATAGATTGTAATGAAATTAAAACGGACTTTATAGCGAGTTCAACAAATTCAGATGTAAAGATGAATAGTGATTTAAATCTCAACGGAAAGAATATTATCGGTTTAGACTTAATAAACGGAATTCAACCGAGTGGAGGATTATATAGCGAATCTTCCGGTTTTTCAACCGCATCATTAACGGAAATAGATATTTTAGGACAAGGAGCATCAAGTGGTAGTTTAAGCATACCAGCAGATACTTTTACTGCTTTGTCTATGTATTCATTCAAGGCATCCGGGGTATTATCAGGTGGAACAAATGATTTATTTACATTACGAGCAAATACTCTAACAAGTGTTCCTTCTACTATTTTATTAGGTGAAATTATGGTTACCCTTCAAGACAATGGATTAGTAAATGTTCCGTGGGATATTATGATTGATTTTACTATTAGAGCAACTGGTATTGCTGGAACTGCTTCATTGGTATTAAGTGGTGCTTTCCGCTATAACAACAATAATGATGTCGTTCGCACTTTCTTAAGGACTATTGTATTAACAACTGGATTTGACACAACTATAGATAATACACTACAATTAACATTTCAAAACGATGGAACAAATCCATTGACAAGTTTTAGAATAGACCAAGCATCTTTTACGAAGTGGTATTGATGAAACATACAACAGAACAAAAAAAATGGGAAAAAAATATAAAAAATAAACTTCAATATTGATATAAAAAAAAACAAAAAAAAATTTTCTTTCTAATATATAAAACACTATGAATACTATCAAAGTACAAGACCCACGAACTGCTGTTAGAGCAGAAGATGAAAAATTACACACTGTTCTTCAGGGCGGTTTACGATATCAACATAAGGTTTTGCCTTCTACCAGTTGGGGTAGTCCTAATCAAACTCCCACTACTGCTAATTTTGTTTACAATTCTAATTCTACTAAAAATATTGTTGACAGATTTTTTAGAGTACGTGCATACCTCAAGGTTGAATGTTCTACCGGTCCGTTCCTTGTGGGACAGCACGATGCCCTCCGTCAGTTTCCTTTGGCATCTATTATGGAAAATATTGTTTGTCAGATTAATCAAGAATCAATTTCTGATAGAGTTGCTGATAAAGTTCACGCACTTCACTGTTTTGGACCAAAGAAATATGCTTCTAATTCTGTTTCTCCTGACTATCCTGATAGTTATCAAGAATACGATGATTGGCAGACTTTCGGAAGTGCTAAAAACCCTCTCGCATTGTATGGTGAATCTGATGGACTTCAAGACCATAGAGGCGGTTTCCCTATTGTTCTTGCCCAAGATGGAAAAAGTTTTACCTGTGAAGTTACCGAGCCATTGTTTTTGTCTCCCTTCTATAACGGACACGGCGACCAAGTTGAAGGTTTCACTAATATAAATGAAGTTAATATTACTATTACTTGGTTGAGTAGAATTGCTCGGGTTATTTCACACTCTACAGGTGGAAATGCTCTTGGTACTGTGAGTGTTTCCATGTACCAAGCCCCAGAACTACTTATTACAGAAATTACTCCCGATTTGACACAACCTCGTTTGCTGGCACAGAGTCTTCCTTATAACAAACTTTCCCAGTTCCCTCTATCTCAACCTGTGATTCCAGCAGGCGAGACTATTACAATGTCATCTGAAAGTTTCAAACTATCTCAAATTCCTTCCTGTATGTGGGTGTTTGCCAGACATAAACGGCAAACTTCTGATGAAAGTACTTCAGATTCTTTTTGTGGACTTAAAAATCTTCGTCTAACTTGGAATACAGAAACTCTGTTTTCTTCCGCTACTCAACAGGATTTGTATGAAATGTCAGTAAGAAATGGACTCAATCTTACATGGCCAGAGTTTTCTAAATATCGCGGAAGTCCTATTTGCTTGAGTTTTGGCGACCAAGTTGGACTTATTGATGGCGAGGCCCCTGGTGTGAGAGGACAGTACACTCTCCGTGTTGAAGTTGATGCTGAAAATCTTTCTTCTGCCGATTTTGACCCTGAATTGTTTGTTGTCTTCAACTATACTGGTTCATTCACTCTGATGGAAAATACCGCATCTGCTAAAGTTGGATTGCTTACTCCCGAAGATGTATTGGCTTCTTCGCAGTCTATGGTTGAGATGCCATATGAAAATTGGAAGGACTTGCAAGGCTCAGGATTTTGGTCCAGTTTGAAAAATATAGTCTCAAAAGTTTCCTCTGGTGTATCTGCTGGAGCAGATATTGCATCTAAAGTATTGCCTGAACTTGGTGTAGGTTCACAGTATCTACCTGCTATTTCTAAAGCCGGAAAAGTCGCTGGAATTGTAGGCAAAGCAACAGGTGGAGGCTTTACAGGCGGACGAATGCGAGGGGGAGGATATTCAGGAGGTGCGCTAGTGGGGGGAAGTCGCCCTATGGTTGGACGTGGGGGCGCGGGTCAGTACCATCCACAGTACGGCTCAATGTTGATGTGATTGAATAAAAAATAAATCTTAAATAACTCAAAATAAAAAAAAATCTAAATTTATTATCTCATATATAATAAATTGCTATGTGTGAAATATCTGATAAGATTAGAAAAAGTCGCAAAGATATTAAGGAAACCAGTCTTGATTCTTATACAAATACGTTAAGGAAAATCAAGAAAGATTTAGATGATAAGAGTGATTACGATTGCATGGATATATTTGAAAATTTTAGTAAAGTAAAAGATTATCTAGAAAAATATAAAATAACTACAAGAAAAAATAAGATTACGGCTATTATAGTGTGGTTAAAGGCACAAGACGAAGAAGATAAAAATCTTATACAGAAATACCTTGATTTGTTAGACGAACTAAATGGTACATATAACGAATATCTTAATTCTAATGAGAAATCTGACACACAGAAGAAAAATTGGATTGAATATAATGAGTTAGTAAAATTTGCCGATAAACTAGCCAAGAAAGTTAAAATTGAAGGTATTAGAACAAAAGAAAAAATAGATAGACACGAATTTAAACTATTACAGGATTTGGTTATATTGAGAACATACCTTGAATATCCGCTCCGTAATGATTTTGCCGATATGAAAGTTGTTACTAAAAAAGAAGTAGCCGATATGCCAGATAATAAAAATTACCTTGTGTTAGACGGAAAAAGTAAGATGGAGTTTCATATAAACGAATACAAAAATAGAGAGAGGCTAGGTAGACGAATATATAAAATTCCCAAATCGCTCAATACTCTATATAAGATATGGCTGAAACATAATAAATCAGGATGGTTTTTAGTACAAGTTTCTAATAGAGAAACCCCCTTATCTCCTAATAATCTAACGAAATATATGAATAGTATGTTTAAAAAAGAATTTGGTAAAAATATTTCAACTTCTATGATTAGACACATAACTATATCTGAACTAAATAAGGATAAGCCCACATTAAAAGAAATTCAAGAAGAAAATAAGGTTGTTGAAGATAAATTCCTCCATTCTAAAAAAATGAATGATATGTATCGCAAAGTAGATTAAAAAAGATTTTTATTTTTCTTTCTTATAATAAATATAAATCATGTCAATCAATCAATTGATAAATCCAGTTAGCCCGCTTGATATCGTCGTAAATACTATCAATGGAAATCCACCAGATGTAGTTGATTCAACAGTAAAACTTTATAGGGGGATTAGTTTTATTTCTACTGCGAATCCCAATTTAACCCCGAGTATAGGTTTGAGAAACTGTAATATTTCTGTTGAGGACAAACGTGTCACTCTAAATGCAACGGATTATGATAGTAAACTTGTCAAAGGTACAATCGGCTTCAAATGTGTTAATACTTCTCTGGGAGTAAATTCATCTGTTATTGTTAAAACAGAAAACCTTAATCTGCCTACCACATTGAATCAAAATATGATGAAAGGTATTATTACCACATTCAATCCAACGAGTTTTTATACAACATCTGCTATTCTGTCACAAGCAGTTGTAAATGGTGATTCTGATATTACTTTTACAATTATATTAACTAATGGTTTGACAGTAAATACTGACGAATTTGTGCTGGACTTTGAAGTACTTTGTGTGTAATTTTGTTTTTATTATTTTATCTTTGTAATAATGAAACAAATTTTCTATATGTATTGAATATTTATAAAAATATTTTTTCTATACATATAATAAATAGAATGAGTTTGAACGAATTAATAAATCCAGTCAAACCACTTGACATAATTGTCAATGATTTGACAGTTGAAGGCGATATTAACACCGGAAGTATTTCCCTTTTAAGAGCAGGTGGCGACATTAGCCCCTCCACAAATGTTGATGCTATTATATCACAAGCATCCCCCTTTATAATTATTGATGAGAAAATTATTAATTTTGATGCAACACATCCAACAGCGAGATATAGAACATACTCAAGCGGTACAATCCAAATTCAAACACCCATATCAATTGACCCAGCAAACCTTGGCACGTTTAAAGTAAGACTTAGTGACCCAGTAATAACACCCGACTGGAAAAAAATCAATACTTTGTGTAATTGTGGAGGAGTAGTAGATGTTTCGGGAACTAATATGCCAGGTAATTTTTTTCTCTCTCCATCACCGCTTGATAGTTCATCGGGATATATAGAATTAGATTTCGTTTCGGTTTTTGGGGAATTAAAACCGTCTACTATTTATATTCTATCTTTTCAGGTGTCTGTTGCATATCTTCCATAAATTAAAACTATAAAAAAAATATTTTCTTTATATAAATTAAAATATAATGTCTCAAATGAATGAATTACCAGAATCATGGAAAACACTTTTCAATATCAAGAAACAAATTAATAGTATTGGTGGGTATAATTTGTTTAGCGAATTAATGGCTGAAAGAGTATCTGAAGATGAACTTTTAGAGTTATACGAAAATTTCAAAGAAGAATTCAAAAACTTCCCGTTAAATCATCCTCTATATCTTGAAGCACAAAAACTGATGCTTGATATGGGTTTTAAATTCTATGTTGATGATGAGGAGAAGCAAGTAGAGTTATTACCTGGTGAAATATTTAACGAAGTTTATAAGAATATTGACCCACAGAATCCTGTTAAGGTAATCAAAGAGGAAAATACCAATGAATCTGAATTAACCACAAAAATAGAGGCATTACAAGTTTAAAAAATATATTTTATAATTTTTAGAATTATAAAAAATCATTCTTCTTCATATACTACTTCCACGAGATATTCTTCAAAGTATTTTCGGGGTATTAGATAAAATTCGCTACGACCAAAATCTCCGCCTTTACACGTCCTAAATTTATTGTTTTTAATAATCGCTCTTATATCTTCAGTCTGGATTTTATAAACATCATCTGTACCAACTACGAAGTAGATATAATAATCGCTTTCCGTTGTAGTAATCCCGCTCGGTTTATTAGAACATTTAAATTCTATACATATATTACCAGTTTCTTTTGCCATTCTATCCGATTTAACTTCTACTTTAATCCACTTATTATTTTCAAAAACTTTGAAGTCATACGGTTTGAACCGTTTGTTAGGTGCATGTTCAACTATATCAGATTCAAAATATTCTGTTGCTAGTTTCTCGTAATTTTTACCAAAAGCCAAATCTTCTGTAAAACTCATTTATATTACAATGAGAAAATAAAATGAAATAAAAATAAATCCAAAAAATCTAAATACGGATTTACAGGATTTAATAAAAATATGGAAAATCCATCAAACAGATAAATCTAAAAATCCAAAACAATAGCAAACAAAGATAAATTTTAAAATTTATACTGGGGTTGGGTCGTCAAATGTGGCTAGATTTAATCTATTTATGGCTTTTCAGGATTTTTTCTTATTTTTGTTTAATATTTTATTGAAAAAACAATAAAATAATTAATATTTTGTTATTTTACCAAGAAAAGAAAAATGTAAGAGTGTCGGAAACTGACACGGGCAGATTTATTGGAAAAGTTGTTTTTAAATATTTTCTATTTAAAAAAAGTATAGTTAATCAGTATCCACATCACAGTTATCTTGTCCGTATTTTTTTCCCATGTAGTAATAGTAGAAACTATCTACTTCTTCATTGTCGTAAATATTAAGAAATTTATCAATATCTTGAAAGTGCTTTGATATCTCCTCTTTTATATGTATCTTCGCTTGAATATTATCTTTATGCATTTCTAAAATATGTAAAAAGATAATACACTTTCTTTTAATGTTCGTTTGTTCATAGGCGGATTCTAACAATCTTTCGGTTTCTTTTGTTAATGTCATTTCTTATAGGAGATATTTTTTTAAGTCAGATTTCATTTCAAAGAAGATGTTTTTTGTAAAACTTTAAGAAACTGTGCTTGTTCATCTTCGTCTAATTCTACATCTGCTCTTTTGAGTATATCCATAAGACTATTAACA